ATTCGCGGTAACAAGTGCGGCCCTGAAGGAGAGCTGTGGGCTTATGACGATGCCTTTCCTCCTGCTCAGGAGTGGGAAGAATGAGATACGTCTATCGCCCTTCTCATGAGGCTATCGAGGCTCGCCGTAAAGCGGCTATGGATGTGCTGTTTGCCATCTTCCTCGGTTTGTGTGGTGCACTCTTTTTCTTCTTCTTCCTATGAACGTCTACAAAGCAATCAATCAAGTCCAGGCCGAGCTTTCGACCATTGGCATCACCAAGAGCCGCCGCAACAACCAGGGAAACGGCTACAACTTCCGAGGCATTGATGATGTGTATAACGTGGTTTCACCTCTCCTGGCGAAACACGGGCTGTGCATCCTTCCTCGCGTTTTGAGCCGGGAGTGTGTGGAGCGCCACTCTAAAAGTGGTGGGGCTTTGTTCTATGTCACCGTCGAGATGGAGTTCGACCTGGTTAGCGCTGAGGATGGATCAAAGCACACCATCAAGACATTTGGCGAGGCGATGGACTCTGGCGACAAGGCCACGAATAAGGCTATGTCAGCAGCCTACAAGTACGCAGCATTCCAGGCGTTTGCGATCCCCACAGAGGGAGACAACGACACCGAGAACCAGACGCATGAGGTTCTTGGGCCGGAGGATCAGCTCTTTGAGGATACCTACCTTGATGAGCTGAAAGAAGCCGCTAAAGGCGGCCTAACAAAACTGGAAGAGGCATTCAACGCCATTCCTGCATCAAAGGCTAAGTCTCGGTTCTGGATCAGGAAGCGAGATGATCTGAAGAAAGAGGCATCGAAATGAAAAAAACATGGGACGGTGGGCCAGCATTCCCACAAGAGCGAACACTTGACTGCGGATCACTTGAGGAATGTGAGGGACTCTCAATCAGAGATTACTTTGCCGCAAAAGTGTTAGCCGCCCTTTGCAGTAAAGAGCCAAATTTTGAGGAGCGAGTATCAATGGAAAACGATCCTGTTGCTTGGATGGACTCCATTGCAGAGATCGCATATCAATACGCTGAGTCAATGATCGAAGAACGGAAAAAATATTATGAATGAACAACGCACAGATGAGTGGTTCGCCCAGCGAGCAGGCAAGGTCACCGCATCCTCTGTTTATAAGATGTTGGCTCGCACCAAGACCGGGTGGGGCGCAGAGCGAGACAAGTACAAGGCCCAACTGGTCGTTGAGAGGCTTACAGGCAAACCAGCCAAGACTTACTCCAACGCCGCTATGGAGTGGGGAGTGCAGACGGAGGCCGAGGCCAGGGCTGCATATGAGGCTCTGAAAGGTGTCCTGGTGACCGAGGTAGGGTTCATGCCTCACCCGACCATTGAGATGTGCGGAGCCTCACCAGACGGGGTTGTGGGAGATGGATTGGTGGAGATCAAGTGCCCGGAAACGGCGACGATGATCGACCAGCTCCTGTCAAAGAAAATCCCGAGCGAATACTTCAAACAGATGCAGCTTCAGATGAAGTGCGCTGACAAGAAGTGGTGTGACTTTGTGGTCTATGACCCAAGGATGCCAGAGAGTATGCAAATGTTCGTCGCTCGAGTGGAGAGGGACGAGCGTTTCATAGCAGAGATGGAAGCCGAGATCGTCAAGTTCCTGGCAGAAGTCGATTCAACCGTAGCAAAACTTAAGGAACAGTATGGCCAAGCTAATGTATGACATCAAAGTCGTGATCGGAAAGTACACCAACAAGGATGGCGAAGAGAAGAATCGCTACTTGAAGATGGGCGCTGTCATCGAAACCAAAAACGGCCTCATGATGAAGTGGGACTGCATCCCAGTTGTTGAAGGCGGCTGGAACGGATACGCCTACCTGAACCCGCCGGAAGATCAAGAAAACTCCAACAAGCCGCGCCGCCGCACGAACGATATTGAGTTCTAAGGGTAATCACTAGGCCACCTCTTCATAAGGTGGCTTATCATCACACAGTCCGTTAAGCGAAAGGAAGCCGAAATGAGTGGACTAGCACGAAACACCGATCCCGACACCTCCCACGAGGCAGCAAAGCTCAACACCACCACCTTGGAGAGCAGGGTGTTTGAGGTCATCAACGCGAATGGCCCAATGACCACCGAGGAGATCGCCAGAGCAACTGGGATTGATCTCCAAAGCATCACACCACGGATCGCTCCTCTGATGCGCTTGGGAGTTCTTGTAGATACAGGAATGAGAAAGCCTGGCGCATCTGGCCGCAACCGCCGAGTGATTGGAGTCAAAAATGGAGTTTGAGACCTACATCGGTGACTGCACAGTCGAGGTCGAGGCTCAGGTCGGAGAATGCCGCGCCAAGATCATTAGCCTGACCATCAATGGTTTGGAGTTTCCTGTGGAAGCTCTTAGCGCCAAAACGCTCCAGCGCATTGAGGATGAAGCAGATCGGATGGTACAGGAATGAAATGGTCGCCTAGTGAAATGAAGCGCCGACCGATTGGAAGCGCAGATCGTGAACCTTTGTATTCTGTGTCTGAAATAGCGGAAGCACTTGATATATCGAGACAAGCGTTAACAAGGGCGCTGCAGTCTGATGGCGCACCAAGTTCCATCTTTAATGGTAAAGATCACAGATACCTAACGAAACCAGCAAGAGTGCTTTATCGATTGGCAACCGTTGTCAAATGGTATCGGGAGGTATATGTTCCATCTAGTCCTTCAGATAAAAAGTTGGAGCATGAGCGCACCCTTAAACGAGAGCGTGATAGGCGTTATCGCGAACGGAAGAAGGCAAAGGCAGGGGGTGCAGCATGAACCTACGAGAAGCAGCGCAGCAGGCGTTTGAGGCGATGGGAAAGATGCACGCCAGGAACATGGAAGATTTCATGGATTCCATGACTGCGTATGTCAATCTACAGAGGGCGCTTGCGGAGCCTGACCAGGACGACACCGCCCTGCTGCGGCAGGCGTTGGAGGCGTTGGAGACGTTTCAAAAGATCAGTGATTTCACACCGGCGCAAGGCATTCATGCCATCACCGCCCTGCGCGAACGACTAGGAGAGAAGACATGAGCTTCATTGATTGGGTGATCTTTTGCATCTTGTGTGTTCTTGCGGAGGCCAAATGAAAACAAAACTCCTGACGTTAGCTAGGAAGCATTGGAACAATCCAGACTTCCCAAGAGAGGTGAATCGGGCCTACCAAAGAAAGTGGGTCAAATCGCTTCGTCTTCTCGGGGACAACTGGGCACTTGCTAAATACGAAGAGCGAAAGGAAAAGGAAAAGAAATGAAAATCCTCTGCTTCTTTGGACTCCACCGCAGAACAATGACCAATAACCGTATCCGCTGCACCAGGTGTGGCCGTTTTCTAAAGAAATGAAGAACGAAAAGGTTTTAGAACTTCTCAAAGACGGGCCAATGACTAGCGCAGAAATCTCAGAAGCACTAGGCATCTGCGCTCACCACGCCTCTTCGATGATGCTCAGGCTCATCAGAGAGAACAGAAAGCGCCCACAGCTTGTCCACATTAAGAGCTGGGTCACAGACCATAAGAACCAAAGAAGGTATCCTCGCGCACTCTACGAACTCGGGGCAGGCCCGAACGCTAGAAAACCAAAGCCCGACCCAAACGCCAGAAAGCGTGAGTACGAGGCCCGTAAAAGATCAATCCTCAAGACCTCAAGCGTCTTTAACCTAGCCGTACCCCTGAAATGTTTACGCTCCCGAAGTACACCTGGGACAAAGACCGCGAACTCTGCAAGCAATGCAAGCACTTGAGAGAAGAGCCGCGCAAGCACAGCCAGTACACCAGCATCTCAATGTCTTGCGTCAAGAACCCTTACAAGGCAAGTAAGGGGATCGGGTCTTGTATAGACAACCGCACCAGGGGGCCGTGCGGCCAAGAGGGAAGACTGTTCGAGGCTAGCTCTCAGCCAGAAGGTACAGCCCAACATTGCTGAAGGAATAGCCTGCGTACACCACGCACATAGGCCAATTTCCCTTTAATCCCTGCTCTAGAGCGATCCAGGCGTAAATACAGCCTGTCAGGGCTATGAGCCAACCACTCATTGCCGAGATGATCTGTCGGCTATCTTGCGCTGGATTGCTTGGGATTCTTCCTCAGACACAGGCTGAGAATGCTTGAATAGAGTGCCGTCCTCAAGCATCGCGTGGAGCTGGGCGATCAGTTCTTGCAGCTCTTCCTGGGTTCCGTCGAAGTCGTCAAAGCACCCAGGAGCGAACTCAAGTTTCAGCTTTTCGGTCATGGTCAATCGGCAAAAAGCCGCCCCCGGAAGTACGCCTTTCCATCGTCCCGGACTGCACAGAACTCTGGATGGAGCAAAGTTCCCCCCTTCCAGGTCAACACCGCGAATCCTGATGCCCAGTTTAGCCCAGGCTTGCCGAGTCTGTAATCGAATTCTTGCTGATCGTCGTTGGCCAACATCCCGGTCTTGATGCCGTAGTGGGTTCCCTTAAAGCCTTTATGTGCTTTGCAGCCTAGCTCATGGGTGTGTCCGGTGACTGTATGACAGCCACCCTTCAACACATCGTTCCATCCCGAGTGAATCCCGGCGTGCCAATCATGGATGATGACCATATCGTCGTTGACATCAATGCGGTCTGAGTCCATCCATTGAGGCAAGTGGTCTCTTAGGGTAAACCCCGCAACACCCTCATATTGGGGAGCCATAGAAGACAGCCTCGACTCAAACCTCGCGCAATGGTTCCCATAGGTGCGGAACAGATGTGTGCCGGGAATGATCGCCCGTTCGATATCGCCAGTTCGCTCTATAACGGCATCAAGCTCCTGCTTGACCGTTGGGACTTGCTTCCACCTAATCCGAGGATGGCGGCTGATGCTACCCCCATCCAAGATGTCTCCGTTGAGAACGACAGCCTTGACCTCTCTGCCCATTTCGGTGATGAGGTTGCACAGGGCTTTATGAGCGATAGGAACCACTCCAGGAGAGTAGTGGGCATCTGACCCAACTAAAACCACCCCATCGTGGATTTCTAGGCGGTTGACATCCCGTCTCGAGGACATGATCGCTCGCAGGGCCATTGGATCGTGCTTCAGAGCCTTTGGGCTGCTTGCCACTAGAGCAATGCCATGCCGCTTTTCTATTGCGTCCCTGCGTAAATAAATGGCTCTCAGGCTAAGGCCCAGTTGCTCACTCAAGCGAATAGGAGAGCCTCCAGAGGACTGCCAGGCCGCAATGAACTGCTCATCGCGCTTTTTACTAGGATGCCCCATCATGTTCCCTGAACAAGACCGACTCAAGAACGTTGATAACCCCGTGTTCAGCAGCGTCTAACTGCTCAGGGGTAGCGCCACGGTCTTGTGCGATGGCGATCAACTCATGGAGGAAAACATGAAGCACCTCGTGGAGTGCTGTCTGGGATAGGGACTTATTGTTTATCGGCGTTGCACCGAAATCCCCTAAGCGGTAAGTCGCTAGCTTCGCATCGTCGTTGAACTCGACTGATGCCATTGCATCCTTGGCCTGTTTCTGGCCGCGCTCTATTCGCCATCGGTGCAGGCCCAGCAAGTCCTGCCATTGCTTGACAAAATCATCGAATTGCTCTGCCTGGACTACGGTAGGGACATTCTGATGTTTTGCCATACATCACTTATAGGCTTGAGAGGAAAAGCTCTCTTTCCGCTTTCCTGCGTTTAACCAGGCCGGGTAAAACCCTGCCGCCGCCCTTAGTCCAGTCCATCAGATGATCTGCGGCTTGCTGCCACTCTCCACGATTGGCCTTGATGCGAATCTGGCTGCGCTGAAGATTGCCTAGCCCAGCGTTGAACGCAAAAGAGACAAGAGCGTCGAATGCGCCTTGATACTCAGCCACACCGGGCACAAGACGAAGAACACCCCGTTCAAAAGATCGGACATCATCATCGAATAATCGATTGATCTCCTCCTTAGACCAGACACGGCTGTCCTCCGCTTTGAGTGGGAAGTCTGCTCTCAGAATCCCCGTATAGCCTTCTTTCCTGACCACCGGGAGCCTGATCTGCTCTTGATACAGAACATGGCCGTATCCAATCGTCCAGATCGTCGCTGGGCATAAGTAAGGCTTGTTTCTGCATCCCTCGTAGAGATGCATCAACTCAGCGCCCTCTTTGGAGAGCTTCATTTCTTCCAGGAGCGTGATCCGAACCAGAATCCAATGATCCCGCCGAGCATCGCCATCTCATCGTCGGTGAAGATCACCTCGGTGATTTTGAGAAGGTCATCAATGTTCTGAATCAGACTCGGATGGGTGAAGGCATACCAAGCGATCACCCCGTTAACGGCGATCAGCTCAAAGATGAACAGATAGGTAACGGTAGGCCGGACAGTCCCGACATAGTTCGCCACCCACTTAGAGGCTTTCTCCAGCACCTTCTCATCGTGCTTCAGGGCCGCCTCAGTCATCTTGGCGTCAGTCTCCAGAGCCACTTGTTCGGTACGCATCTCCTCGATACGCGCCTGGGCAGCAAATCCCTGCGCGGCCATCTGGAGGTCTCTCTCCGTGGCGAGTTTTGCCAGTTCCCGCTCATGGGCCTGGTCAGACTTGTTTTGGAAGAACTCTAATAGCTTGGGAAGGCCAGAGATCAGCAGGCCACCAAGTGTAGAAAGTAGAGACAGCATCAGATCACCATCGCGTAAATCATGAGAGAGGTTCCGAGTCCACCGACCAGAACACTCACCCACAGGAGTTGAACCATTACTGCAAGAATCGCAGCAGATGAGAGAACAATGGAGAGTTGGAGCGCCATACCCGCGTACGAGAACCAAGGACTCCGTGTCTTGGCGAGGTCACGCGCAGCCTCAGCAGCCCGAGCCTTCTCAGATATCTCCTCCATGTCGGCTCGTTGCTTCGCTTCCTTCTCCGAGGCTCCAGAGGTCTCATAGATCGTTGCCCTGACATTCTTGGCTTGATACCACGCCCAGTAGTTATTTGCTTGAATCGTGTTGTTCAGGACTTTGGAGGAGTTAGACCCACCAAACATCCCATTCACAGCCAGGATCAGCGCAAAGATAGAAATGGTGATCGCAGCCCATTGTTTGACATACGCCTCTCTCTCAGAGCGAGACATTGTGTTCGGCAGGACTCTCAAAATCCACACTCCTTAGAAGACTTGCAATGGCCCCATCCTAGATAAGCCATGTATGCCATAGCACCAAGTGCTATAACGATGATCGTCGCCCCAACAGTAGCCTCAATCATCTGAGCGATCTGCTTCTTTCGACGGGCTGCGGCTTCCTTCTCCCGCTTGGCCTCGAGCGCATCATCTCGGTTCATCTGAGCCACACGAATCTGGATGTTTTCCCAAACATCAGCATTTCCGGTGGTGAAGAACATCATCTTGAGTTCGTCTTCGAACTGCTTTTGCTGCATCAACTGGAGTTCGGCCTGGATAGCCATCCCCATGTTGGAGCCGCCCTTCTTCTTGGCCTGGGCTACAGCCTTCGTTGCCTCGTGTTTGGCATCGAAATACTTACCAAGAAGAGGCCCAAGACTGCGAACATCGTCGACAGCCTTGGATGCCTTCTTGATTAGATTGACCGCTGACGATACAGCAGCTATGGCCGTTAGAGGATCGATCACAGCTTAACAACCAATCCCAACAAGATGAGAATGATTGCCCCGGCACTAGAGAGAAGAATCTTCTCTAGCCGTTTAAGTCGCGCATTGATCCCTTCGTATCTTTGCGCGCAAACC